TTAGCGCAACTCGCGCCCCAGCCAAACCGCCTTGCCGATGATGCGGATGCCATCCACGAGATCGCCGCGAGTGTCGATTTCGAGCGGTGCGTAAGAATCGTTGCAGCTTTTGAGGATGATCTTGCCGGGCAAGGTGTCCACCATCTTGATGTAGACCAGATCCTCCACGCCGACGGCGAACAGCGATCCTGGCTGTGGCTGGGTCTGGCTCTGGTCAACCAGCACCACGTCTCCGTGATGTATCTCCGGCTCCATGCTCTCGCCCGCGACACGCATAAGCACCATCATTGAGGACTGCCCCTTGGTGCTGATCCAGTCGTTCCTGAATCCGTAGCGCTGCTCAGTGACGCCACCAGCCTCAAAGCTCCCTGTACCCGCCGAAAGCCGAGCTTCCACCAACGGCACGTAGACCATGTCCACGTCGCAGGCGGACTTCTCCCGCGCGACTGACGCAGGGGTGCTGCCAATCTCACGAAGGGTAGAACCCTCTCCGAACAATAACCAGTTCGCGCTCGTTACATATTTCTCGGCTACCAGCTCAATCCAAGCACCAGGAATCTGCTGGCGTTTGCGCGCAGCAGCAACAGACTGAGGCTGTATTCCCAGCATCCTGGCCAACTCGGAATCTGACTTGGCGTTTGTGGCCGCGACAAGGCGAGCCATGCGCTGATCAAATTTCGTCATATCCATGGCGAACTCCGAAGCGAACTACGAAATGAAGCTAAAAGCTTAATCCAATGATGCCAAGCGTTAAGCTAAAGTATGGAAAAAATGAACTACGAAACAGTTTTTAGCTTGATTTTGCCATACTAAGTATGTAAATCAGGTTTGCGGGCACTGGAAAGGGATACCGTCAAAACCACTTCTACACGCCGCGCACATTAGGGTCAACGTCCACGCTCCAGTAACGATTGGACGTGCCCTCCACCTCAAGGCGGATGGCGAATATGCGGCAAGCATCACTCCTCGAAGACGACCACGGCAGGCTGGCTGGTGTAATTCCCGCCATGCGCGCGGCCATGAATCGCGCTGCGGGCGAGGATGAGTCCGGACGCAAGCTCCTGGTTGACCGCCTGAACGCGGTTGCCAGAGAGGTGGGTGTTCGGCTGACCACGGGAAGCGCCCACGCCCTCTCTAAAGACACCCTCGACAAGTGGTTGAACCCCAACGACCGCGACCACACGCCAGGCATCCTGGCTGTGGCTGTTTTCTGCGCGGCCACGAAGGATGCTGGCGCGCTGCGCGTTTTGCTCCAGTCCATCGGCCTGGATGTGATGACGCAGGAAGACCGAAAGCACCGGGATTACGGCAAGGCCTGCCTGGCCGAGCGCGAGGCCCGTAAACGCAAGAAGAGATTGGAGGAAACGATATGACACCGTTGGAGTGCCGGGCGGAGCGCCAGAAGGTGCGGTTTCGCATTCGCGAGAACTTGGATCAACGAGGCTTAAGCATGCTGGAGATCGCAAGGCGGGTCAATTTGAACAAGAACGTGGTGGTGGAAACCATCGGCGGTGGGCGGAATAACCGCCGCGTGCTGGCGGAGCTTCGCGCGGTGGGAGTTCCTGAGAAGTACCTTTTCGACCCCGATGTCCTCAAGAATAAGGCTGCTTAAGGATAGCAGAACTACCATGAACGCAGCCAAGGAAACCTACACATCTTCTGAGCTGGCTCCCGCGCTCGGCGTCACGGAGCGGGCCATTCAGATCCGCGCCAAGCGCGACTCATGGCCGTTTGAAAAGCGTGTTGGCCGTGGCGGTGGCAATATGTACCCACTCTCCACCCTACCCGAGGATGTGCGCGCGGCCATCACTCTGGCCCAGGCCAAGGCCATGGAGACCGAGGAGAGCACAGCCCCGAAGGCGCGGGCGCAGGCTGCGGACGTTGTGGTGCCGGACTGGTCCTGGAACAAGGCCAAGGCGAAGCTCCGGCTGGTGAGCGAATGGCGCAGCTACACCGCGCGCCAGGCCCAGCTCGGGCGGAACGTGAAAGAGGCCACCGGGGCCTTTCTCTTGGCCTACGAGGCCGGGCAACTGCTGCCCCAGCTGCGCGAGCGGCTCGGCCAGGTGAGCATGCCCACGCTGTACCGCTGGGACAAGGCCCTGCGCGAGAACGCCCGCGACCTGGAGGCCCTGGCCGACAAACGCGGCGGCTGGGCCAACGGGCTCAAGAAGGGCCTGGGCCAGATTGGTGAGGACGCCCAGCAGGCCTTTCTGGCGGCCTATCTCCAGCCCAACAAGCCAAGCCTGACCCTGGCCCACCGCGCCATGGCGCTGGTGTTGGAGCGCGCCGGGCTGCCGGTGCCCAACTACAGCTCTGTGCGCCGGTTTCTGGAGCGCTTCGACTCCTACAACCACGACCTGGTGGTCTTCCAGCGCGAGGGCATGAAGGCCCTAGACGACAAGGTGGGGCCGTTTCTTTCCCGCGACGACAAGATCCTCCAGGTGGGTGATGTACTGGTCTCCGACGGCCACGTCATGAATTTCCTGGTCATCAACCCGGAGACAGGCAAGCCCCAGCGCATGACGCTGGTGGGCTGGGAGGACTGGGCGAGCCGCATGTTCGTCTCCTTCGAGATCATGCCGACAGAGAACACCCAGGCCATATCCAGCTCGCTCTTCCGGGCCTGCCAGAACCTGGGGCGCAAGCCGGGGGCCGTGTACCTGGACAACGGCAAGGCCTTTGACAATCAGTATTTCTCCGGCTCCGCAGACATGGCCGAGCACGACGGCCTGTACCTCTCGCTCGGCATCCATGTGCTGCACTCCATGCCCTACGTTGCCCGCACCAAGATCATCGAACGCTGGTGGGGCGACTTTGACCGCCAGTGCTCGCGGCTCATGGACAGCTACGTGGGCGCGAACATCGACGACAAGCCCGCCCACATGCACCGCAATGAACGCTGGCACAAGGACCGCCATGAGGGCCGGGTGCCGACGCTGGAAGAGGCCAAGCAGGTTGTGGCGGAATTCGCCCGCTGGAAGGCCAACCAGCCGCACCCCACGCGCCCCCGCACCACGCCGCTTGAGGTGTTCACCGCCGGGCGCGGCCCAGGCTTCAGCGAGGCCGAGCTGGCCGACCTCTCCCGGCAGTTCCTGTACCGCCGCGAGGTCACTCCACAGCGCTGCCGCATCAAGATGCTGGGCTGCGAGTTCGAGGCCGGGTTCCTCATGGGCATCAACAAGAAGCTCATGGCCCACTACTCCTACAGCGATTTGTCGCAGGTGTGGGTCTACGACGAGGGCCGCCTCCTTGGCGTGGCCAAGCCCATCACCACGGTGCATCCGCTGGCCGCCGTGCTGGGCACGGAATTCGACATGACCCAGCTCAAGGCCAAGCAGAAGGAAAACGCCGCCCTCGTGCGCGGCACGGTGAAGCTGGCCACGCAGATGCACCAGCAGTTCGGCCCGGCGGCGGCGACCCCGCTTGCCGCCCTGCCGCACATGCAGCCGGTTTCCGAGCGGCGCACGACGTTCATCCCCAAGGCCTCTGCACGGCCCATGCTGGAGGCCGTGCCGGAGATCACCTCCGAGGAGCGCTCGCAGCTTGAAGCCGTGCGCCAGCGCAGCCTGGAGGCCGCAAAGGCCCGCCCGGCCTACGCACACCGCGAGCGCTTTGGCAGCCCGCTGGAGCGCTACGCCCACCTTTTCGAGATCGAGGTGGTTCAGGGCATCGCCCTCACGGAAGAGGACGCCGCCTGGGCCAGGAAATACGAGCAGGGCGAGGAGTACCGCGAGGTTGCGGCGCTACGCTACGACAAGCTGCGCCGTTTGTACCGCAAGACCGCATAAGCCAAGGGGGATCACGAATGCGCAAGGGGATTTTCATCGAAACGGAGAACGTGAACCGGTTCCGGACGGTGATGCGCCAGGCGCTCGACACCGAGCGCGGCAGGCCGGGCATGGTTTGCGTTTCCAGCCCGGCGGGCCTGGGCAAGAGCCTGGCCGCAGAGCAACACTACGCGCAGCACGGCGGGGTCTACGTGCGCGTGTGGGAGGGCTGGACCCAGCAGGCCTTCCTGCAAGCCATCTGCTTCGAGCTGACGGGCACCCGCCCGCACGGGGCCGACCGCTGCAAGTGGGCCATCTGCAACGCTTTGGCCGACGAGCGCCGGGCCATCTACGTGGATGAGGCCGACCGCCTGAGCATCCAGCGCATCGAGGATCTGCGCGACATCTACGTTTACACCGGCGTGCCCATTGTGCTCATCGGCGAGCCGGGCCTGCCCACCATGCTCTCGGCCCGCGCCCGTGTGGATGACCGCATCCCCTCCGAGTACCGGGTCGAGTTCACCGGCATCAGCTCCACGGATGTGATGCTCTACGCCCAGGAGGCGGCTGGGCTTTCCCTGTCTCCCGAGGCTTGCGCCCAGGTGGCCAAGGCCACCAAGGGCAACTTCCGGCGCGTCCACAACATGATGCTGAGCCTGGAGCAGGCGGCCCTGGCTGCGGAAACCGTCGAGATCGACGCCGAAATGGTGCGGGGGCTGCGCGCATGAAGACCTTCGACATGGACCGGCTGCGCGACGTGATCCTGGGACTGTCCGAGGGCGGCACGCGCACCGTCAGCAACGCCCTGTTGTTCCAGACCTGTGGCCGGACAGATGAGCCGGGCAAGCGCCGCCTGCTGCGGCAGCTCCAGACCATGGTCAACAAGGGCGAGCTGGTGCGCGTGGGACGGGGCGAGCTGCGCTACGACCCCCAGGCCGCAGCCGCGCGCCACGGCGAGCTGTACCAGAAGATCTGGCGGGCCGTCCGCGCCAAGGCCCCCGGCTTTTCGGCCCCGGATCTGGCCCTCATCACCGGGGCCGGGGCGAGCCACCTGTGCAAGTACCTGCGCTTTCTGGAAGACGAGGGCCTGGTGCGCCGCCACGGCAAGAGCGGCAACACGCTGCTCTACGCGGCCACAGGCAAAGCCCGCGAGCGCCGGGAAACCCCTTATCCGCCCCTGGGCATCAATGACCCCTGGGAGACTGAGCGCAACAGCGCCTGCGCCCTGGTGCGCCTGCTCATGGAACGCGACCCGGCGGACCAGAAGGCAAAGGTCGTCCAGCACTGCAAGACCATCCTGGGCCGGTTCGAGACCCGGACAGACAACCGCACAACCAAGGAGGCCACATGTTAGCCGACAAGATCGAAAGCTCTGTGAACCGCCTGCGCGAACTGGCTGGCTTCATCCCCATAGAGCAATGGGAGATCGCCAGCCGCGTCATCGCCGTGCTGGACGAATGCGCGGATATCGCCCGCAACCTGGAGGCGGCGGCTCTGCCCATCACCGCCCCCGTTACCGCAACCCTTGAGCAATAAGGAGAACGCATCATGCTTGAAGGCTACATGGAGAACGCCCAAGGGCACCAGGTGCCGCTGGCCCAGGTGCAGGAGATCGACAAGGCCCGGCACGAGCTGGTGATGGAGAAGGTGGCCAAGGTCAAGGCCATGCACGAACTGCTGGCCAAGCTCAAGGCTGAACTCATGGCCGACGTGGGTGCGTTCGTGTCCCTTTCCGCCGAGCGGTACGGGGCCAGGCTGGGCGGCGAAAAGGGCAACGTGACCCTGTTGTCCTTTGACGGCAAGTTCAAGATCGCCCGCCAGATGGCCGAACTCATTACGTTCGACGAGCGTCTCCAGGCGGCCAAGAGCTTGATTGACGAGTGTCTGCGCGACTGGACAAAGGACGCCCGCAGCGAACTCCAGGCGATCATCGACCAGGCCTTCCAGGTCGACCGCGAAGGCAAAATCTCGACCACCCGCGTCCTTGGCCTGCGCCGCCTGGATATCACCGACGAGCGCTGGCTCAGGGCCATGCAGGCCATTGGCGACAGCATCCAAGTCACAGGCACCAAGTCTTACGTCCGCGTGTACGAGCGCCAGGACAGCGGGGCCTACACGGCCATCCCGCTGGATATGGCGGCGGTTTAACCCTCAACCCCAAGGAGCAAGACCATGAACCAGAAAGACCTGACCAACGCCATCAACCAGAAACTCGGCACAGTTTACGGCTCGAACGTCAAGCGCGTGGAAGACACGCTGAAGGCCCTGGGCGAGATCGCCACGGACACGCTCAAGAGCGGCGGCGAGGTGCCCTTTCCAGCCCTTGGCAAGCTGGTGGTGGTGGCGACCAAGGCGCGCCAGGGCCGCAACCCCAAGACCGGAGCGGCCATCGAGATCCCGGCGGGCCGGAAGGCGAAGTTCAAGGTGGGCACGGGGTTGACCGAGGCCCTGAAAGGCTAGTGCGAAACCGCCCTGCGGGGCGGTCGTCCAGGCGTGGCGGCCTGGGCCTGATGAGCAGCCAAATAGAGAACGGAGGTTGGGGACTTGCCCCGAGAACATGGCAGAACGACGCGCTAAATCAGGGTCCGTTTTGCTCCGAATTGGGAGCAAAGACCGGAAGGGAACCATCCTCGAAATCTACAGCGCCGAGCTGTGGCCGGATCAGCACGGAGCCGACTCCGGGCTATACCGTGTGCGCATCAATGAGCGCTGGGTAATCATCGGCGGCCAGAAGTACACATTTTTCACGCCCGAGGCCCTGGGTCAGTTGCTGGCCAAAGAGCTGGCCGCCCCCGGCGCGCTGGAGGCTCTGGAGCGCCCCAAACCCAACTTCCGCAAGGGGCAGTGGGCGCGCTGGCACGGCCCCAACTACAGAACGTACCAGGTTAAGCTCGGGAGTGATCCCTTCCTGTGGATCGACGGCCAGTGGCGGGTGTGGGTTGCCGACCTGAAGATCGGGCAGCGGATGATTTGCTGCGACGAGCTGGTGCACGTGGATCGCTTTGGGCGGGAGGTGACTTCATGACATTCGACACCCGCCGATCGCTGCTGGCCAAGGTCCACATCGCCAAGAAGGACCTGGGCTTGGATGATGCCGCCTACCGCGCGATCCTGGCCAGGCATGGCGTGGAATCCTCCGGAGCCTTGGACATGAAGGGCCTGGAGAAGCTGCTCACGCACATGGAGAAGCTGGGCTGGGTGAGCACGCCGAAGCAAGCCAAGCCGCGCATCAACGCGGAGCACGTCGCCATCCCGGACGGCACGCCCCTCGCCCGGCAGAAGCGCTACGCGCTCGCCCTGGCCAAGGCCCTTGGCTGGAACCTGGTGGGCCTGCAAAAGCGCATCAAGCAGCAGTTCGGGGTGGAGAACATCATCTGGCTGGCTGACCAGGCGTCGTTGCAGACGCTCATCAAGGACATGACCAACCGTTGCCGCAAGAAGGGCATTGACCCCAGCCCGGACAAGACGGGGGCGGCGTGACGGACGCCGAGGCCGACACCGAGATACAGGAGCCGTCATCCATTCCGGAGCTGCTCCAGGCCATCTGCGCCCGCTACGGCACGGTGCATCGGTTCTGCCGCCGCCACAAGGGCAGGCTGAACCGCTCGACGGTCTACATGGTCCTGGCCGGAACCTACCCCGGCTCAAAGGCCGCCCAGGCGCTGCGCATCGCCGAGGCCCTGGGCCTGGCGCAAGGGCAGGAGGCGCGGGTCCTGGCGGCCATCAAGGGTGTGGCCTGCGCGCGCTGCTCGGTGAAGGCGCGGCCCTGCGGGCGGTGTGATGAACTTTTCAAGGCGCAGGCGGCGGCAGCGCTTCACGCCATGCCGAAGGGACAATGAGAACGCCGCCATTCTCATTTTACTTGCAACAAACAGTGGAGGGCAACGGCCATGAAAACTATCATTGACGACATCGTGAAGTTGGTGGCCAATGGCTGGCGACCGTACCGAGGTCACGTAGAAAACAGAGTCTACGACGAGGTCAGCTGTCCCCACGCCCCACTCAGCGATGACGTCAAGGCGGCGGGAGCCAAGCGCGGCAAAGCCGTGCCCAGCTGGTTTTGCCGGGCGGACATCTTCTTGTGCCTGGGGTGCGGCAGGCGTTGCAGCTTGAACCGCCCCAAGGGCTTCCAAGCCCCCTTGCCTATCAAGTACCCCAACAGTCAGAAAACGCCTTACACCCTCACGCCCCAGGAGATGGTGACCAAGCTCCGACTGTTGACCGTGAACCAGGCCGCCTATTGCCTGAACGCGAGCCAAGGACAGATCTACAACTGGATCGCCGAGGGGCGGCTGCGCAGGCTGAAAGAGAGGCCTGTGCGGATACCGGTTGAGGATGTGCGGGAGGAGATGGAGCGGATAGCCGAGTGAGGACGAGCATGCCGCAACATAAAATTTCAGAGTTCGTGCTGGCTCAGCTGCCCGGCGTGCTGGCCCAGGTGGCCCAGGCCGCCGGGGTCAAGGCCGCATGGCAACTGGCCAAGGAACGCGGCGGGGGTCGGGCCTACATCCCCACGCCCGAGGCCCTGCATGACCGACATTGGCTGGTACAGGCTGTTGGTCTGGAGGCGGCGAAGGCAATCGCAAACGCTCTGGGCAGCGGTGAGGTGGAGGTGCCTCTTGGCCCCTTCACAGGCAACCGGGCTCAGGTCTGGGCCGCCATTGAACGAGGCTTGAACGCGGGTTTATCCGTGGAGCAGGCCGCGCGCCAAGTGGGGGTGACGGCCAGGACGGTGAGGAGACATAAGAGCGGGGGAGCGGCGGGAGAGACCGCAGGGTGGTGCAAGCTGCCTGGGGTATAGTCATATCAGCATGATTGGCTTGACAATAAACGATACAGGGAGGAATAGTGAAATTGATCGTAAAATATCATGTCTAAAATCCTGGCAGCCAACAGGGGTACGTTATGTCAAGGAAACCGGCATCTGTAGTATACCGTCGTTTTAATCACACGGAACACGCAAATGGAAATAGCTTGGAGTTGCTCATTCGCACTGCGATGGACAAGACTCCAGATTCTGCAAATCATAAGCTAAAAGAACGATATAAATTTAGAATATTAAAGCGCACAGACGATAGCGTTCTCGCAAATATTTACATTGATTCTGGAGAATATGTTTTTGGTGACATTACTCAAATTACACAAGATGAAATGCAAGGACTTCTCGACAACAGCAAAGACGATGCAGCCTTCGCGGACATTGAACAATACGAAAAGCCGGACGATAAGGATTTCATACGGTCACTGATGTATTGGATGGTAAAAGGTGACCATTGCTTTATTATACAGTCGCACTCTCTGCGTGCTGACTCAGCGGAAGAGTATTTTAATTGGGTAGTTAATGACAAAGCAAAAGTGTTACAGAATAGTTGTCCAATTGTTCTCGCTTCCAAGTTTGATGCTTCATCAGTTGGTGGAGATATTCAGGATATACAAGAAATAATTGTAGGCGGCACAGTTGCCCATCAACATGGAGCAACAGCATTGCAGATTGAGACACATGAAGCAGAGACATTAGGATCAATTGAGCGTAGTCTCCAGACTGTAAAGAGTAAAGCACAGAAAGTATTAGAGGCATTGTTCAGTGATACGGCAGTTGTCGATAAGATTCTTAGCCAGATACCAGAAGATAGTTCTCTATCTGTCAATGTACACATCGGCTACAGAACAAAAAAGAAAAAATCGAGCCGTGAGATTTTGAAAAACGTTGAAGTTGGACTGCGACATCTTCCTGACAATCAGTTGCAGGTCCGAGGCAAAGACGGTAAGCGCTCTCCCGATGGCACTATCCGGTTACAGCACCCGGTGAGCATAAAATGTGTACTGGTTGGGGAAAAAGATATGCAGCGCTCAACAGGCAGGCTTGACCATACCGATGTACTGCGAGCAATGCTCGAAGCGTACGAGGTATTTAGAAACAATGGTAAAATTACTGACGACATTTCAGAAGGCTAGGCTCCCTAGTTACTTAGTGCAACTGGCTGCTCCCGTTGTTGCTGCTTTTGCAGCATACTCGGGTATGCCACTTGAGGTCTGGGATGGGATTGCTAATGGTCTTCTTGCGTTCCTCGGCCTTCTCGTCGCTGCACTTGTACAAGTAATTTCAATTACAGCAAGTTTTGGCCATCCTCAATCCTTGCCTTCTCCCAAAATAAAGAGGCTAATCGTTGCGCTTGAGCTACAGCAAAGGTTATGGCTTGCAATGCTGTGCATTGCGTTTTTTTCTGCGGTATTAGTAGTTTTTGGAACTGCAATTGCCAAGCACGGACAAGAAGTTATCCAAGAACATTCGATTCGTAGAACTCTTGCACCTTGGGCCAGTGCACTGATTGCTTTTTCTTTGACATTTCTTGTCATCAGATCTGTATTAATTATCCCTGGGATATTAAGCCTTCAGAAATTAAAAGGGCAGCTTGACCTCGAGACAGCAAAACAGCGAGAACGTTTTTTCAGACCTGCTCTCTCACCTGAGTGCAATATGCGAAACATACCATCCGTTGTGCCTGAGAATTTCGGGAAAAAAGTTTATCCCATCGATACGGTCCAATCCACAGAATCTAAGGATTGACGCCCCCTCCCCGCACGTGCCAAACACCCGCATACTGCCCCCCCCCCCACGCCCCTAGCACTTGCCCACGTCAGAGCGCAGCCTCTAAGCCGTACGTTGCCATATATGCCCGCTGGCGGGCCTCACGGCCCGCACCTTGCGGCGCAAGGGCGGAGTGGCGGTCGGAGAGAAGGGGGGAGCAAGCTGCCGTTAGACTTCTGGGCCTTGACCATTCGCCAAAAGGGAAATAAGTGACTGGTAATAACGCTTTTTTGTGGGGCTGTGATGTTCAAGAGACAGAGAAGGTTTGGCCGGTCAAAGAGAACCAAGCGCAAAAATGTAACGAATGACTTTTTACGTCAACTCTACCTCGACACGAGAAAGTCATATCTCGCCACGCAGTGCGAGCAATCGAACCTGAGAGATAAATATATCTTGACCTTGTCGGCGGCGGCCCTCGCCCTGTCGATAACATACATCGAAAAAATAGCTCCCCTTGGTGAAGCGATTTGGGTGCCATTGTTAATATTTTCATGGGTCCTTTTCGCGTTGCCCCTTCTCTTCACTGTCTTTTCATTCCACTACACGGTTGATTCTTACAACGATTTCCTAAATCAGTTAGATGGAAAGTTCGATGCTGGAGAAGAATTGGAAGGACTTAGCTCTCCGTTAACCAAAAGAGTTGACACCTTGAACCGTTTGTCAGTGTGTATTTTTGCGGCTGGAATTTTGGCATTCAGCCTTTTTGCTGCTGTTAATATCTTGCAGAGGTCACCGGCGCAGCCTTTTTTAAACCAGGAGGGAACAATGAGCGAGAAGAAACCAACACAGCCAACACGGCCACCGCAATCACCACCGAAGCCATCACCGGGACGTGATGGAGGTCTCGGACGCGACTCCGGGATTGAGAAGAAGGGCGGCGTCAATGAGGGGATGCCCCCTCGCAACCCGCCATCCTCTGGACCAAAGAAGTAGCTTGAATCAGGGGGGGGCTTCCATCGCAGGGAGCTCCCCCTTGACTCCCCCGCCCAGCACATGCCAAATATCCGCATACTGCCCAAATCCCCACGCCCCTGACATCTGTCCGCGTTAGAGCGCGGCCCCTGCCAACGTAGTCTCCACCACGGATGCGGCGCTTCGCCGCCTCAACCCCTCCCGCCTCCTCCCGGCCAGCGCCAAGCCGGGGGGAGGCACCGGAGGAGAACCGTGGAGACTCGACATGCGACACATCAACCGCCAGGGCCTGGACCTGATCCTCGTCAGTGAGGAGTTGCGCCTGGAGGCCTACCGTTGCCCGGCTGGCGTTTGGACCATCGGCTGGGGCCATACCGGGCCTGACGTTTACCCCGGTCTGGTCATCACCGAGGCCCTGGCGATTCTGTTTAAGCAGGCTGACCTCGAACGCTTCGAGGCCGCTGTTGAGAATGCGCTCGAAGTCCCTGTCACAGGCAATCAGTTCTCTGCGCTTGTCTCCTTCGCCTTCAACGTTGGGGATGAAGCCTTCCGTGACTCGACCCTGCTCAACAAGCTGAACACCGGCGACATCAAGGGTGCGGCGGCGGAGTTCAAGCGCTGGGTGCACTCAAAGGGCCGCCTCCAGCCTGGCCTGGTGACCCGCCGCGCAGCCGAGCGCGAGCTGTTCCTGACACCTGGCGACGGAGATCCCGCATGATCCTCCCGCGCGCCTTCAATTCCAGTCCCGTGCCGACCGAGGCCCACACCGCCCTGGTGCTGGCCGCCTTCATCGCTCTCGTGACCTTCCAGACCGTTGCCTTGTGGAAAGGTCAGGAGTTCAGCGCAGCCGCCTTTGGCGAGGCGCTGGGCATCATCCTGGGCGGCGGGGGCGTGGCCGCGCTGGGCCAAAGCTACCTCACCCGCGCGCGCGGGCAGATAACCGGCGGCAACGTCCGCCCCGACAACCCGGACAAGTAGGAGGCACCTGTGGACCTGACCACCCTCGCATCAAAACCCGGCGCGAAGCTGGCTCTTGGCCTTGGCGGCGCTTTGCTTGTGCTGCTGCTCTGCCTGGCCTGCGCCTGGGGCGGCTACCGCCACGGGTTCACCACGGCCACGGACAAGGGCGATGCCAAGTACGCCAAGCTGGAGGCCGCACAAGAGGCCGCCAACCGCCTGGCCAGCGACACCGCCCGGCGCATCGTGGACGCCGAGGTCATCCGCCGCGACAAGCTGGCCGAGGAGTTGGCCGACGCCCGCACAACCATTGCGGCCCAGGGCCGCGCAATCACCAACCGGAGGATTGAAGATGCGTCGCGCTCTGTTGTTGCTGTTGATGGCCATTGCACTTTCGGCCCTGGCTGGGTGGGGCTGTACAATGAGTCCTGGGGCTTCGGCCACGGCGATCCAGCCGGTCCCGCCGCCGCCCCCGGCCCTGGTGGAGAAGCCGGAGCAATACCGACCGCTCAAGCCGGGGAGTTTCGACAAGGCGGAGTGACCCCGGAGGATATCCAGGTGGTCAACCGCGACAACGCCCGGATTTGCCGGGACACCACGGCCAAGTACCTGAAGCTCATCAAGTGGGCGGAGGGAATCCCGAAGACCGTCAACGCCACGGAGGCCCGATGAATCCCGCCGATATTACCAGCCTGGTGCGCGTGTTGAGCATCATCGCTGGCATCCTCCAGCAGCTCGGGGTGCCGGGCCTGGTGGGGCTTGTCCTTGGCGGCCCCGCTGCCGTGCTCATCACCGTGCTGGTGCTCAACCACCGGTCTGCCCAAAAGCAGGAAAAGGCCTTGGCCGCCTACCGCAAGGACATGGGCGACCTGGTCGAGAAGTCACGCGAGGATGCCTCGAAGCAGATGGAGATCTACCGGGCGGACACGCAGAGCATCTTGCGGAACTTGGGCAAGGAGCACAGCGAGACTGCTCAATACTACCGAGACAACGTCGAGCTGGTGAAGTCCTACGAGCGCGTGGCCGACGACCTGTCCGACCTGGTGGCCACCAACGTCCAGGTACTG